CGTCTTACGCTGACGTTGCAGATAACGCTGTGATTGACAAGCGTGGACGTATTGCTGCACGTAAGGGTATCGACGTTGTTACTACTGACAAGACTGAACTAGGTACTGACTACGTACACAAGATCCATTACTTTTACGATGACGCAGGTAACGAAGTAGTGTTTACTGCGGGTAACAACAAGATAATGACAGGGACAACCACCCTGACTGATGTTACTCCCGGCTCGTACACTATTACTGCTAACAACTGGAAGATTGTAAACTTTAACGATAAGGCTTACTTCTTTCAGCGTGGGTACGACCCGTTGGTGTACGACAACGCCACAGGTCTTCGTACGTTTACTGTAGCTAACGGTACAGCTACTGCGGCTACTCTGAAGTGTCACGAGGCTCTGGCAGCTTACGGTAGACTGTGGATCGTAGACAACGCAACAGACACACAAACTATTTACTGGTCTGACCTGTTGATAGGCACAGACTTTACTGGTGGTTCCAGTGGTTCTATAGATGTATCTAAGGCTTGGCCTGATGGGTACGATGAAGTACGGGCGTTGGCAGCACACAACAACACCCTGATTATCTTTGGTAAGCACAGCATACTTGTGTACGGAGGAGCGTCTAGTCCAGCTAGTATGGCTCTGGTTGACACAGTAGCTGGTGTTGGGTGCATCTGTAGAAACTCTGTTCAACACATTGGCACAGATGTTTTGTTTATGTCTCCTTCTGGACTCAGGAGCTTAGGCCGGACTATCCAAGAGAAGTCGCTGCCTCTGTCTGACCTGAGTTTAAACGTGAAGACTGAGATCATTAGTTTGATTAGCAACAGGACGTTACCTACAGCGTCTGTGTACAGCCCTGAGAACTCCTTTTACATCATTGTGTTCCCAGATCAACTCACTGCGTACTGCTTTGACTTAAAGGGTAGACTTGAGAACGGAGCGTACAGAGTTACACGGTGGACTTCTATTCCACACAAGTCGTTTGAAGTTAAAACTGACGGCACAGTGTACATAGGAACAAGCGACGGGATAGGGACGTACTCAGGTTACTTAGATAACACAACGGCGTACCGCTTTAGGTACTACAGTCCGGGGTTGACGTTTGGTGATCCTGCTAAAACAAAGTTGCTAAAGAAACTAAGACCTACTCTGGTTGGTGCTACAGGCGCAACAGTGTTTATGAGGTGGTCTTACGATCTAGCTACGGACTTTAAAACCTACGAGTTTACTGTAGGAAACCAAGTACCTGCGTACTACGGTGTTGACGAGTTTGCTATCGGTGAGTTTACTGGTGGTGAACTTACGACTAGAAACTCTGTTCAAGCAACAGGTAACGGAAGTATTATTACGATAGGACTAGAAGCTGACATTAACGGGTCTGCTTTATCCCTCCAAGAGATTAACGTATTAGCACTAATGGGTAAAACAGTATGAGTAACTATACAAAAACAACAAACTTTACTGCTAAAGACAGTTTACCTTCTGGAGATAGTGGTAAGGTTATTCGTGGTAGCGAGTTTGACACTGAGTTCAACGCTATATCAACAGCGGTTGCAACCAAAGCAGACACAGCTTCTCCTACATTCACTGGCACTGTAACGATTCCTGCGTTGACGTTTACGGGTACTCTGTCTACAGGCACGATTGACGGAGGGACTTACTAATGGCTATTGGAAATCTTTTTGGTGGCTTCATTAGCGATATTGCTAGTGGTTTATACGATGAACTTCCAGAAGAAGTAACAAAGGCTTTTGGTGATGTTCCACAAGCAACAGCACCTGACGTTACGTTTCAGCCTTTTACGGTTACGTCTGGTGGCATAGGCTCAGTAACTGGAGGGCCATCTGGGACAACGTATGCGCTGAGTGGTCAACAACAGGCGCTACAAGACGCGCTGATGCGTGAAGCTCAGTACCGTATTGGAGGAGAGCCTATAGGAACGCTTCAATCACAGTTTGCTGGTGCAGACCTCATTGACTTAGGTCGAGGGATGATAGGCACTTCGCCTTACGGTTTATCTCAGCAACAGCAAGCAGCACAACAAGCGTTTGGCCTAGGTGGTCAGTTCATGGGTGCTGCGGCACAACAACCAGCAGACATTCAGGCTTTACGGCAGCAATATGGCGGTTTAGCAAGTCAAGCGGCTATGGACGTTCTTTCTCCTACGGCTGCTCGTGAGGCTTCCGTATTTGAACGCATCAGAGCCACACAGCGTCCTGAGGAAGAACGACAGAGACTAGCTCTGGAAGAGCGCCTGGCTCAACAGGGACGCTTAGGTGTACGTACAGCCATGTTTGGTGGTACTCCTGAGCAGCTTGCGATGGCTCAAGCACAAGAAGAAGCACAGAACAGGGCAGCACTATCGGCTATTCAGCAAGCACAGGCAGAACGTCAGCAAGCTCTGGGTACGGCGCAGACTCTAGGTGGTATGTTTGGTCAACAAGCAACACTAGGTGGAGCTTTGCAAGCGCAACAGGCTGGCTTAGGACAACAGTACGCTAACTTAGGTTCTAGTTTAGCGGCCCAGAGAGAAGCTCTTGATACCGCTAGACAACAGCAAATGCTACAGATGCTTACTGGAGGTCAAGGACTTATTTCTGGCGGTCAAGCGTTGCAATCTGCTGAACAACAGATGGGAATACAAGCGCTTCAAGCAGGGTACGCACCTCAGGCAGCACTCTTGTCAGCGCTATCACCTGCGTTAAACATTGCGTCTATGTCTGACGTAGCGCGTAGGCAGCAAGGTGAGTTTGGATTAGAAACTCAGATGGCTAACATCAACGCAGAACTCGCTAGACGCGCAGGACTCGCCAGCTTGTACGGTGGTATGTTTAGTGGCGCTATGGGCCTAGGTAGCTCGTTGTTGGGTGGAGTTACTGACATCATCACTGGTTTTATTGATTAACAGAGGACAACAACAATGGCTATAAACGCAAACGTCCTAGCTACAGCAGGAACTAACATAGGACAACAAATAGGAAGAGCCACAGAGCAGTTTGGTCAAAACATTGGTGGAATGTTGACTGACGTTGGCAGAGGTTTTTCTGAGCGTAGGTCTTCACGAGAAGCACAACAGCTTCTCCAGCAGTACGCTAACGACCCTGCCCAGTTGAACGCTCTGGGTCAGAAGTACGCTACGGAAGGCAACGATGCGCTGTCTAAGGTGTTCTTTGAGGCGGCGAAGCAAGCTACTGCTGCACAGGCTGGAAAAAAGACCGCACTGCAGGAAAAAGGCGAGCTTGCTTTATTCAACATGGCTAGGATGATGCAAGCATCACCTTCTGAAGATATTTCACGAAACAATCTTAAGCGGCAAAACTATTTAACAACCGCTGAAGGATATGGCGTGTCTCCTGAAAGAGCTATGCAAATACTTAACGAGTCAGTAACAACCACTAAAGATAAATTTAAAGTTGTTGGAAACAGAGTTTTCAATACTGAAACAGAACAATATGTAGAACCGTCGGAAGCTGCTGAATTACTACCATTGTCGGCACTTAAAGACGCAGCAACTCCTGAATCTTTAATTGAGTACATACAAACAGGCGATAAAAGCGTTTTAGAAGCTGTTGTTGAAGATGAAGGCCCTGATGAAGGCGCTATTAAATCTAAACTATTAAGCACAGATAATATTTTAAACACTGTTAAAGAAGCATCTGGGTTGTCTGGAGAGGTATACCCTGTGTTTTACGATGTTACAAAGTTTCTTCCTACTACTAACGCAAGACAGTTAAGTGGTAGAGTAGAAACGCTAAAGTCGGCTTTATCTTTTGATAGACTACAGCAAATGAGGGACGAATCAAAAACTGGAGGTGCCTTAGGTAACGTGTCTAATGTTGAACTTGGTCTTTTAGGAGCTAACCTTGCGGCTTTAGATCCAGCGTCAGGAGATTTTGCACAGCAGCTTCAAAAAGTGGAAATTCACTATACTAATTTTAAAAATGCCTTATTAGGTCAAAAACCTGTTGGAGATCGTTACGTAGAAGATGAAGGAATTCTTTACTATGTAGACGATAAAGGAGACTACGTAAGACTTGGGAAACTTTGAAATGGAAACAGTAACTGATGCTGAGTTAATAAAAAAACTCAACAAAAAAAGAGAACGCGACAGAGTTACAGAAACCGGAAATGAGTCTACTGTTGTAACTGATCCTAGTCTTGTAGAAAGACTTAACAAAATCAGAGAGCAAAACATCAAACAAAAACCTGTTGCTGCCGTTGACATTGACACAAGCGAGCCTGTAGTTCCTCGTGGATCTGTTGTTTCTAGGCCGTTCCAAACAAAAATGGATGAACTTCTTGAAACGGCAGGAGCCATCGGGTCGTCTGTGGCAGCAGGTGCCGCCTCTGGATTAACTGGACTAGCTTCTTTTATAGGAACTGGTGGAGACTTTAGAAGGGCTGTTGGCGACATTGAACAAACTCAAGAAGCCTTAACTTACGCGCCTAGATCAGCAGGAGCGCAAGAAAATCTACAGGCGATAGGCGAGTTTTTGTCTCCTGTTTCTGAGGCACTCGACACGGCTAGTAAGTATCTTCAAGATAAAACACTTGAGTTTACGGGATCACCTGATTTAGCGGGTGTTGCCGCTGCTCTTCCTGTAGCTGCATTAGAACTAGCTGGAATAAAAGGAGCAACTTTAGTTCCAGGCGGTATGCGTAGACTTACTGATGCTGACGTTAGAAAAGCACAGAAAGAGATGCTACTTGATCCAGAGTTACGTTATGACGCGTCTGTTGCTACAGTAAAGCTAGATTCAAAGGGTAGACTAGTTGATGACAAAGTTGGCAAGACTTTGGTAGATAACGGGATTATGGAAGGAGATGTCGCTGTTATTACAAATAGTTCTAAAGCTACTCGTAACCAGATGGCACAAATGACTAGAGTTTTTGAGCAGGGTAAAGGGAATCCTGTATCCTCTATGGTAAACAGAACTACTAAACCGATAGGAACCGCTATTACAAACCGTTTATCTGCCTTGCAGTCTAAACGAAAAGGCTTGGGAAAAAGACTTCAAACAATCGTAGACGGAGAACTAGGAAAAACTCAAATAAACATAGGTCAGTCTTTGTCTGGTGTTGGGTCTTTGATAACAGAGGCGGGTATACGACCAACAGCGAAAAGAAGCCCTACAGGAAAAGTAACTCTGGAATTAGACAAAAACTGGGCAAAAGGAACTAAATTTGATTTAAAAGGCTTTGGTTCTGTAAAAAAGAACATAGAAGACATTTTTGCTATCTTTAACCAGCAAACAGACATGGGAGCAACAACAGTAAAACAAGCGCATCAAGCTAAGAAAATTTTGGATGAGTTGATTGACTCCTCTGCGCTGGCAGAAGCAGGTGTTTCCCCTCAAATGCAAAGAACAATAGCGGAAATGCGCCAAAGCATTAATCAATCTTTAAGTGTGGTAGATGAGTACAGGGCGGTGAATCAAGAATTAAGTACTGTTATTTCAACTATGGCTCCTTTTTCTAGGTACGTACAACCCGGACAAAAGTTTGTAGATGCTAAGGTTACTGATATTGTTGGTGCTGCGATGCAGAACCTATCTAGTTCTAGCGCAACTGGTGCCCGTTTATCTCAGGAATTAGCAGAATTAGAATCAGGACTAAGGCGATTGGGTATGTCTTTTGGGGACGATCCTCTAGCCCTTGTTCGCTTTAGGGAAATACTTTTAAACAACTTTAATATAGATCCTCGTATACCTGAGTATCAAATGGGACAAAAAGCCGGGGCGATGCTAACTTCAACCGCTATTGGGAATAAGTTTGGTGCTGCTCACGATGCCGCCGCTTTAGTTCAGATCATCGGAAAGAAAAAAGAAGCGAAAAGATTGGCAGAACAAAATCAAAGAGCGTTTAATTTGATTAAAATGTCCTTACAACAAGGAAACTAAAATGAAGAACAAAGATAAACACACAGTAGAGTACACATCCATCGACTACCACAGTATGTGTGAGCGGTCTAAAGATCGCATCAAGAAGATGCAGAAGCAAGGAATACCTACGCCCCATGACCCTAAAGATAAGCCAGAGGACGTAGGTAAGTCTAACGGTTACTCCATATTCTTCATGTCGTAACGCTATAGTTCACAGTTGTTCCCTGTACAGGCCAGTTGTTGTGATCCTTCGGTCATGTCGCTGGCCTCCTCTATGTCCCAAGAGATGTCCTTTGGGAAGTCCTTAGCTAACTGGTTGTACGTTTTCTTGTCCACAGGTTCGTAAGGAGCCTGTTGGTACGTGTGGTCTGAGTAAGGCAAGAAAGAGATACCACTGACCTTATCAAACTTGTTGTACAACCACTGTCCCACCTCCAGAAACTCCTCGTCACGGTAGTAGCAAGTCATGGACGGCTTGTGTTCACACCAGTAGTCCTGATATATCTCCCATAGCTCTAGCTGCTCCATAGCACCCATCTCTGAGGCTGTCACAGCGCCCTCAGGAGACGCGATAGGGAAGGAGAATACCCTAGTACTGGGTGACATGA